ACACCTCCCTCCCATCGTCCCCACTGCACCATTAACGTAATACCGCCGATTAATGGGAATTTCGCCCAGCCGCTATTAGACAAAACGCCGCTCGCTGCGGCGAGTTTTGCCGCTTCTCCCAAACGAACGTTATTTACCGATGGCTATAATCATGGTCCCGTACTTTCCTGCCTTTGATGTTTTAATTTTTGCGAGCGTTCGATCACCACCGATGATTTTGTACGTCGGTGCTTCTGTCTGCGTTGGGTCTACCCATATGGCGGATATAGCCAGTAACGAATAAGGGAAAGCTATTGGATAAACCGCAGGCGTTCCCTCTACATCCGAGCTGTAAACATCAACCGAAAAAACCTGCACAATATGGCCGCTAGGTAATTTGAACCATCGCAGATCAGATGTGAATGCAGTCATATCCGGTATCTGATTTGCACCGGTTCCAACAGTCCTTTTCGCCGCTTCCCCCAAACGAACGTTATTTGCTTAATAGCCAATGGCTATAAACCGGAATGACACGTTTGCATTTAACGCATTTAGAACGGCTCCAGCCTGAGATAACTTAACCGCTCTTGTAGTAAAAGTTGAAAGGGTTGCAGGCGCTGCAGAACCAAACCCAACGCCAGCATCCTCAGGATTATTATGCGTAACATATACTTGTGCAAACACGGATGGGAACGCGACAGGAAGCGAAGATGTGTAGACCTCTCCACTACCTGCTGTATTAACACCACCTTGCCCCCATTGAAGAATTAAATTTTTGTTACCACTCATCGGGATTTTGGCCCATCCGTTATAGCCAATAACACCGCTAACAGCTGGCAGCGTTGCCGCTTCCCCCAAACGAACGTTTAAAACCCTATAGCTGTAAACCGTGTTCCGGCATTACTTCTGGTTGAAAAATTTCGCGCCATTACCGATTTACGGGAATCAGTAACAGATTGAGCATCTACCCCGATAGAGATCGGCACGGTCGAATCTGCCGATCCGGCCGCGGTAAAAATCACGAAACACATTTGAGTTGGAAACGCTATTGGATAAAAAACCTCAATGGACGTTCCAGCGGGGATGGAAGTTATTGCCCCGGTTTGAATGATTAACCCATTCGGGAACTTCGCGTAAGAGTTTGCACCCCCTGCAAAATTTGCAGCAAAAAGCCCCATATCTGGAAGTTGCCCGCTTGATGCACCAACCCCTCTTTTTGCCGCTTCCCCCAAACGAAGGTTTTTTATCCGCCACGGTCATGATTGTCCGTGTTGGCCATTCTCTGCAGTACAGTCAGAAATGACCATGCTCGATAAAATGGTGGCATCATTCACCACTTTTTTAAGGGCGAAAAATCATGCAAATCGGTTACGTGAGGGTGTCAACAAATGACCAAAACACGGCTTTACAACGAAATGCGCTGGAGTGCGCAGGATGTGAGCTGATATTTGAGGACAAAATGAGCGGAAAAACCTCAGATCGGCCAGGGCTAAAGAAGGTCCTGCGCACACTCTCAGAAGGTGACACGCTGGTAGTCTGGAAGCTGGACAGATTAGGCAGGAGCATGCGACATCTTGTTACGCTGATTGAAGACCTGCGCGGGAGAGGGGTAAATTTCCGCAGCCTGACAGACAGCATTGACACATCAACTCCAATGGGGCGTTTCTTTTTCCATGTTATGGGCGCCCTGGCTGAAATGGAACGTGAGCTAATCGTTGAGCGTACCCGCGCCGGGCTGGCAGCGGCCAGACAGCAAGGGCGTATCGGTGGCAGGCGGCCAAAACTGACAGAGCAGCAATGGGCGCAGGCCGGGCGACTCCTTGAGGCAGGGGAAAGCAGGAAGCGTGTTGCGCTAATTTTTGATGTGGGTATCTCCACTCTGTACCGTAAATTTCCCGCGTCTGCCGTGGCGCCATTGTCTGAGCGGTCAGACACTCCTGTATAAATGAACATGCTTTCTCATTTATGTAACCTGAAATCAGGCACATAAGAGAGGCAAAGCTATGCAAAAAGCGGTTATTGGGGCGGCAACGATTTACTGTGGTGACAGTCTGGAAATTTTGCGCGAACTCACTGGCGAATTTGATGCAGTAATTACTGATCCGCCTTATTCCAGCGGTGGTATGACGCGCAGTGATCGGCAGGCCAAACCCTCAGGGAAGTATGTAGGCAATAACAACTACCATGAGTTTTACGGCGATAACAGAGACGTGCGATCCTGGGCGTTCTGGATGACGCAGTGGATAAGTCAGGTTAACCGCCTGGTCAAGTCAGGCGGGTATGCCATGGTTTTCACTGACTGGCGGCAGCTTCCAACGCTTACTGACGTTTTCCAGGCTGGCGGTTTTGTATGGCGGGGGCTGATTCCGTGGGATAAAACCCTTTCAACCCGTGCGCCTCATACCGGTTATTTTCGCCATCAGTGCGAATACGTTGTCTGGGGAAGTAACGGACCATTGCCTAAAAGTCTGCATGGTGGACCCTGGCCGGGTATGGTGACTCGCCGGGTTATTCCGTCTCAAAAACTCCATATGACCGGCAAACCGATTGAGCTTATGGAAAGCCTGATTGCCCCCGTTCCCCCTGGCGGCCATATTCTTGATCCATTTATGGGGAGTGCATCAACTGGCGTTGCCGCGCTGAGGAAGGGATATAAATTTACCGGGATTGAGATGAGCCAGCAGTATTTTGATATCTCATGCGAACGCCTGGAAAAAGAAATCGCAGATATCCGCGCGGGCGTATTGTGTGATTAAGGGAACAATGCCGCGTAGCTGTCTGCGCGGCCCATTCAATTCACCATAGGGCGAAACCTAAACACCGGAGGGTTCGCCGTATGGCTCAGGATTATCACCACGGTGTGCGCGTCGTTGAGGTCAACGATGGCACCCGCCCCATTTCAACAGTAAGCACGGCAATTGTCGGTATGGTCTGTACCGGCGATGACGCAGATGCGTCCGTGTTCCCCCTCAATAAACCGGTCCTGCTCACCGATGTGCTGACCGCCAGCGGTAAAGCAGGCGATTCCGGCACGCTGGCCCGCTCGCTGGATGCAATTGCCGACCAGGCTAAACCCGTGACCGTCGTAGTGCGCGTGGCTCAGGGTGAAACCGAAGCGGAGACAACTTCCAACATTATCGGCGGCGTGACAGCTGACGGTAAAAAAACGGGCATGAAAGCGCTGTTATCTGCGCAGTCCCAGCTCGGCGTTAAGCCGCGCATTCTGGGCGTGCCGGGGCATGATACGCAGGCGGTTGCCACTGAGCTGCTGAGCGTGGCGCAGAGTCTGCGCGGGTTCGCCTATCTGTCAGCCTACGGCTGCAAAACGGTAGAGGAGGCCATTGCCTACCGCGCTAATTTCAGCCAGCGCGAGGGAATGCTGATCTGGCCTGATTTCATCAGTTTTGACACCGTGCTGAATGCTGACGCAACGGCTTACGCCTCAGCCCGTGCGCTTGGCTTGCGTGCCAAAATTGACGAACAGACCGGCTGGCACAAATCCCTGTCCAACGTAGGCGTGAACGGCGTCACCGGCATTTCTGCGGATGTGTTCTGGGATTTGCAGGACCCGGCAACCGATGCGGGGCTGCTGAACCAGAACGATGTCACCACGCTGATCCGCAAAGACGGTTTCCGCTTCTGGGGTTCCCGCTGCCTCAGTGACGATCCTCTGTTTGCCTTTGAAAACTACACCCGCACCGCGCAGGTACTGGCTGACACCATCGCAGAAGCGCACATGTGGGCGGTGGATGGCGTGCTTAACCCGTCGCTGGCCCGAGACATTATCGAAGGTATTCGCGCCAAACTGCGCAACCTGAAAACGCAGGGCTACATCATCGGCGCCGACTGCTGGCTGGATGAGTCCGTAAACGATAAGGATTCCCTGAAAGCCGGGAAGCTCACTATCGATTACGACTATACGCCGGTGCCACCTCTTGAAAACCTGATGCTGCGCCAGCGCATCACCGATCAGTATCTGCTGGATTTCTCCAGCCAGGTCAGCGCGTAAGGGGACAAAATGGCTTTACCACGCAAGTTAAAACACCTGAACCTGTTTAACGACGGGAATAACTATCAGGGGATTGTTGAGTCCCTGACCCTGCCTAAATTCGGACGCAAGTTTGAAAAGTATCGCGGCGGCGGTATGCCCGGTTCGGCGGATATTGATCTGGGGCTGGATGATGGCGCGCTGGACACGGAATTTTCAATCGGCGGCACCGAACTGCTGTTATTCAAGCAGATGGGTAAAGCCACCGTTGACGGCATCCAGCTGCGTTTCACCGGCTCCATTCAGCGTGACGATACCGGCGAAGTGCAGGCCGTTGAGCTGGTTGTGCGCGGGCGACATAAAGAAGTCGATTCCGGCGAATGGAAAACCGGCGAGAGCAACACCACAAAAGTCAGCAGCACCAACAGCTACGCGAAGCTGACCATTAACGGCGAGGTGCTCTATGAGGTTGATGTGATCAACATGATTGAAATCGTTGATGGCGTGGACCTGATGGAAGAACACCGCAACGCCCTGGGCCTCTGATCTACTTTAAAGGCGCGGGCAGCCGCGCCAGTACCTTATTAACAGGAAATGACAATGAGCGAACAACTGACTGAAAAAACCGTACAGCTGGACACCCCAATCAAACGCGGTAAAACCGAAATTGCCGAAATTGTGCTGCGCAAGCCGCAGTCCGGCGCGCTGCGTGGCACCCGTCTGCAGGCGATAATGGATATGGACGTCGGCGCGATGATGACGATTATTCCCCGCATCTCCACGCCCGCGCTGACCGCTCAGGAAATGGCTGAAATGGACCCCGCCGATCTCACCGCACTGTCGGTTGAGGTGGTCACTTTTTTGTTGAAGAAATCGGTGCTTGCCGGTTTGCCGACAGCCTGACGGTAGAAGACCTGGTGGCTGATATCGCCACCATTTTTCACTGGCCGCCGTCCGTCACTGACGTTATGCCGCTGACCGAAGTGCTGGAGTGGCGGCATAAAGCGATTCAGAGAAGCGGGGCCAGCGATGAGTGACACTAACCTGCGTTTGCAGGTAATTCTAAATGCGGTTGATAAGCTCACCCGCCCATTCCGATCAGCGCAGGCCAGTTCTAAAGAGCTGGCTACCGCCATTCAGCAAAGCCGCGCAAGATTAAAAGAACTGGACGCCCAGGCGGGCCGTATTGACGGTTTCCGCAAGGCAAGCGCGCAGCTCGCCGTCACCGGCAACAGTCTTAAAGCCGCACGCGAAGAAGCGGCGAAACTTGCCACGCAGTTCTCGGCCACTAACCGCCCGACGGCGGCGCAGGCTCGTCTGCTTGAGCAGGCAAAAAACCGCGTTAACGAGCTGCAGAGCAAATATAACGGCCTGCGTCAGTCGGTGCAGCGTCAGCGTCTTGCGCTCAATGAGGCCGGGCTGGACACCAAAAAGCTGAGCAGTGCACAGCGGGAGCTGCGGCAGAATGCCGACGAAACCCGGCAGGCGCTGGACCGACAGCAGAAATCCCTTAAACGCCTGGGCGAGCAGCAGGCCCGAATGAACGCCGTCCGCGATCAGTATTCCCGGCGACTTGAGGTGCGGGATCGTATCGCGGGCGCCGGAGCAACGACTACTGCCGCCGGGCTGGCGATGGGCGCGCCGGTGATGGCAGCCGTTAAAAGCTATGCCAGCATGGAAGATGCGATGAAAGGCGTTGCAAAGCAGGTTAACGGGCTGCGGGACGACAACGGCAACCGCACAAAACAGTTTTACGATATGCAGGATGCCATCAAGGCCGCCAGTGAACAGCTGCCGATGGAGAATGGCGCTATTGACTATGCCGCGCTGGTTGAAGGTGGCGCCCGCATGGGCGTGACAAACCAGAACGATTCTTATGAGGACCAGAAGCGTGACCTGCTGGCCTTTGCATCCACTGCAGCAAAGGCCGCAACGGCATTCGAGCTGCCCGCTGATGAGCTGGCGGAGGGGCTGGGGAAAATCGCGCAGCTGTATAAAGTGCCGACCCGGAATATTGAACAGCTTGGCGATGCCCTGAACTACCTGGACGATAATGCCATGTCTAAGGGCGGCGATATCATCAATGTGCTGCAGCGCATGGGCGGCGTGGCTGACCGGCTTGATTTCCGAAAGGCGGCCGCGCTGGGTTCCACCTTCCTGTCTCTGGGCGCCGCGCCTGAAATTGCCGCCAGCGCATCAAATGCGATGGTGCGCGAACTGTCGATTGCAACCATGCAGAGCAAGCGGTTCATGGAAGGTATGGATCTGCTGAAACTCAATCCAGAAGAGATTGAAAAGCAGATGACAAAGGACGCAATGGGGACCATTCAGCGCGTGCTGGAGAAGGTCAACAAACTGCCGCAGGACAAGCGCCTGTCCGCCATGACGATGATATTTGGCAAGGAGTTTGGCGATGATGCGGCGAAGCTTGCAAACAACCTGCCGGAGCTGCAGCGACAGCTGAAACTCACCTCAGGCAATGAGGCTAACGGCTCCATGCAGAAAGAATCAGATATAAATAAGGATTCACTTTCCGCGCAGTGGTTGCTTGTTAAAACGGGCGCGCAGAACGCTTTCAGTAGCCTGGGTGAAACCCTGCGCCAGCCGCTGATGGATATCATGGGGTACGTCAAAAGCGTTACCGGGGCATTGCGTCGATGGGTTGAGGCTAACCCGCAGCTGGCGGGCACGCTAATGAAAGTGGCGGCTGCCACTGCTGCGATCACCGTTGTACTCGGCACGCTGGCGGTAGCCGTGGCTGCCGTGCTGGGGCCACTGGCGGTGATCCGTTTAGGCCTGTCCGTGCTGGGGGTAAAAACACTCCCCTCCGTTATGTCTGCAGTGACCCGCACCGGCGGCGCGCTGTCATGGCTGGCAAATGCGCCGCTTTCCCTGTTGCGCCGTGGCATGGCGGCATCCGGTAGCAGCACCGGATTGCTGACGACTCCCCTTAACTCCCTGCGACGTTCTGCCGGGCTGGCTGGCAATGCGCTGAAAGCGTTGGCTGGTGCACCGCTTGCTGTTCTTCGCAGCGGAATGTCTGGTATTCGCAACATTATCGGCATGGTAATGAATCCGCTGACCGCGTTGCGCGGGGGATTATCCGCAGCCGGTGGCGTGCTGCGTTTTCTGGCGTCCGGCCCGCTGGCCCTCCTTCGCGTCGCGCTGTACGGGATTTCTGGATTGCTGGGCGCCCTGCTTAGTCCGATAGGTCTGGTCGTGGCGGCCCTGGCTGGCGTGGCGCTGGTTGTCTGGAAATACTGGCAGCCGATAAGCGCATTTTTAGGCGGAGTGGTTGAAGGATTCAAAGCTGCAGCTGCGCCTATCAGTGCGGCGTTTGAGCCACTGCAGCCTGTTTTCCAGTGGGTAGGTGACAAGGTCCGGGCGTTGTGGGGCTGGTTTACTGATCTGCTTACGCCGGTTAAATCCACCTCTGCAGAACTGCAAAACGCGGCTTCGATGGGGCGGCAGTTTGGCGAAGCGCTGGCGGCAGGGCTGAACATGGTCATGCACCCGCTGGATTCGCTTAAATCGGGCGTGTCCTGGCTGCTTGAAAAACTCGGCATTGTCAGCAAGGAAGCGGCCAAAGCGAAGCTTCCTGAGCAGGTCACGCGGCAGCAGCCAGCCACGGTAAACACAGACGGTAAAGTGGTGCTGCCGCCTGGCGGATTCCCGACGATGGGTTTTGCGGGCATGTACGACAGCGGCGGTACCATTCCGCGCGGCCAGTTCGGCATCGTGGGCGAGAATGGCCCTGAGATTGTTAACGGACCCGCCAATGTCACCGGCAGGAAACGGACTGCTGATCTGGCGAGGGTAGCGGCAACGCTCAATCCTTCCCGGACGGAAACGGCCAGCGCTAAACAACGTCCTGAGCGCGGGATTATTCTGCCACCTGGGATGGTTAACGACCCGGTAAAACTTCCTGGTCGGGCTCGTGCTGCGGAGCTGGCTGATATCGCTGCTGCTGTCATGCCAGCACCGGCCATTACGGAAATCACGGATAACAGGGCTGACCCGATGGCTATGCGCCAGAAGGTGTTCGCTTCCGTCGTCGCTGGCGTAATGGGCCTGGCGGCTGCCCCGGCAGAGGGCGCACCACTTCATCCGTACAGTGTGCCCGCCAGGACGCAACCGGCGCCGTCGGCAAAGACTGAGAGACAACCGCAGGTATTTAATTACGAGATAAACGCGCCAATTCATATTGTCGCCCAGCCAGGGCAAAGCGCACAAGATATCGCCCGCGAGGTGGCCCGGCAGCTTGATGAGCGAGAGCGCAGGGCCAGGGCAAAAACACGCAGTAATTTCAGTGATCGAGGGGGTTACGAATAATGATGATGGTGCTGGGGTTGTACGTATTCATGCTGCGAACCGTGCCCTATCAGGAGCTGCAGTATCAGCGCAGCTGGCGGCACGCAGCCAACAGCCGGGTTAACCGGCGCCCGTCAACGCAGTTTCTTGGACCGGATAACGATACGCTTACTCTGTCCGGCGTCCTGCTGCCGGAGATAACCGGCGGCAGGCTGTCTTTGCTGGCGCTGGAGCAGATGGCGGAGCTGGGGAAAGCCTGGCCTTTGATTGAGGGAAGCGGGACGATTTACGGCATGTTCGTGATCGAGAGTCTGAGCCAGACAAAAACAGAATTTTTTGAGAGCGGTATGCCCCGGCGCATCGAATTTTCGCTGAGCCTAAAACGGGTGGATGAATCGCTGTCTGATATGTTTGGCAGCCTCAGCGATCAGCTCAGTAATTTGCAGGACTCCGCCACCTCTGCGATAGGCAATATGAAAAATACAGTTGGGGGGTTACTGCAGTGAATTTCAGCTCTGATCTCCTGAACCTGAACAGCAAAACCCCCGGTTTCAGTATCATCATTGAAGGTAAAGATGTAACTACCGTGCTGGATGCGCGCCTGATGAGTCTGACGTTGACGGATAACCGGGGTTTTGAAGCGGACCAGCTTGATCTGGAACTGAACGACTCGGACGGGCAAATCGTCCTGCCGCGTCGGGGGGCCATGATTCAGTTTGCGCTGGGGTGGAAAGGCCAGCCGCTTTTTCCGAAAGGGGCCTTTACTGTCGATGAGATTGAGCACAGCGGCGCGCCTGACCGTCTCACAATTCGCGCGCGTAGCGCAGATTTCCGTGAAACCCTCAACACGCGGCGTGAAAAGTCCTGGCACCAGACAACGGTGGGCGAGATCGTGAAGGAAATCGCCGCCAGGCATAAATTAAAGATGGCGCTGGGCCAGGACCTGATGGACAAACCTGTGGAGCATCTTGACCAGACCAACGAGAGCGATGCGAGTTTCCTGATGAAGCTGGCGCGGCAGTATGGAGCGATAGCCTCAGTTAAGGACGGCAATCTGTTGTTTATCCGCCAGGGGCAGGGCAGAACGGCAAGCGGTAAGCCGCTGCCGGTTATCACCATAACCCGCCAGGCCGGTGATGGTCATCGTTTTACCCTGGCTGACCGCGATGCCTATACGGGGGTGATTGCCAGCTGGCTGCATACCCGTGAGCCAAAGAAAAAAGAGACAGCAAAGGTTAAGCGCCGTCGAAAGAAAACCACCACGGCAAAGGAGCCGGAAGCAAAACAGGGCGATTACCTGGTGGGAACGGATGAAAACGTGCTGGTACTCAACAGAACTTATGCAAACCGCAGCAATGCAGAGCGAGCGGCAAAGATGCAGTGGGAGCGCCTGCAGCGCGGGGTAGCAACATTTTCACTGCAGCTCGCAGAGGGAAGGGCTGATCTGTATACCGAAATGCCGGTGAAGGTGAGCGGCTTTAAACAGCCCATTGATGATGCCGAATGGACCATTACCACGCTTACGCATAGTGTCAGTGCAGATAATGGTTTCACTACGGCACTGGAGCTTGAGGTAAAGATAGATGATTTAGAAATGGAATGATAATGTTCACAAAATGGATGTTCGTGTATCATTATGGGATTGCGGGTAATGACTTGGGGAGAAACGGATATGATGAATTGTCCGAAATGCGGACATGCGGCACATACTCGCAGCAGCTTTCGTGTATCAGATAATACGAAAGAGCGTTATTGCCAATGCCAAAACATTAACTGTGGAACCACTTTTGTTACTCATGAAACCGTAGTGCGCTTTATCGTAACACCCGGACAGGTCGATCATGTGCCTCCGCACCCTTTAAACAGTGGTCAGGGACACATGAATTTTTGACAAACTAACCCGCTTCGGCGGGTTTTTTATTGGTGGCAGCTTATTTCCTGCTGCCATTTTGCTGCCAACGATGAAACCATAAACAAAAAAGCCACTCATTCGAGTGGCTTAATCATATGATTTTAAAGCTAAAATTTGGTGGCCCCTGCTGGACTTGAACCAGCGACCAAGCGATTATGAGTCGCCTGCTCTAACCACTGAGCTAAGGGGCCGTGGCGGTGAATTATAAAGTAACTCCCCGCAGCAATCC